TAAAAAATAATCGTTTAATGTTCTCATTTGTTGTCCTTATTGTTCCGAGCATTATGCTCTTCAATAAAAAAGGGAGGAACTGTTTTCCTCCCCTTGTAATAAAAATATAAATTTATGCAGTTAATGCAAAAATACCATAGTTGGCATTTGGAGATCTTGCTGTTAAAGTGTACTCAGTCAAAATCATTCTTTTTTCTGAGTCTCCTGTTTTAGCAAGTTCTTTAGTTTGGAATGGTCTTAGATAAGATAATTCCCATTTATCCATTTCCAAAATATCAACTCTGTTTTCTTGTTGGTGTCTGTTTGGTACGAAAGTTACTTCGCCAAAGTCTGATACATACACATCCACAGCACCGATAACTCTTTTATCAGCAATGTTGTTTGTGTTTGTAGCAATACCATTGAAACCAGAAGCAGTTTGCTTATGAGAAGCAGTCATCATTACACAGTCTGGACTGCCACCAAGTTCAAAACATTTTTTTAAACCTGCTTTTAGCAAATCTTCTGTGAAAGCTCTTGTAGTTCCATTGGCATTCTTTTCAGTTAAGCCATCTCCTGTTAAAGCTCCAGAAGCACCTGCTGCATTTGCCCAAGTAGTGTTGGCTGCTGCTGAGTAGTTGTTAGCTGCTGTTGCTGTTCCTGCGATGTTTCCACCATACCAACTTGAAAGTGTTCCAAGTTCTCTGGCAGTTCCTGCAGCACCTGCTTTTTTAAATTTATCTTGTCCAACGAGTGTGAACTCCATATCTCTTTTTAGCTCTTTACCTGCTTTAGCCATTTGGTAAGCAAGTTCATCGCCACGACCTGCATTAGTAACTGCTTGGTCTGTGCCAGATACACCAATAACTTTAGTGCTTATTTGCTCGTAGTTTCCGAGTCTTGTTGTTGCGACAGTTGCTAAGTTAGCAGCATCATCGCCTTCAATTTGTTTGTTCGCTGCTGCATTCGCTAATCCATCAGTTTGCCACTCATGGTTAGTTTGTGAAGCTGATCCTGTACCTGCGTTAGACATAAAAGGTGTTTCAGTAGGTGCTATGTTGTAAATAACATCTGCTAAATCTTCTCTTATCAATTATGTTATCGTTAAGACTCTTTATTCTTAACTTCTATCATTTTATATATAGTGATAGTTCAGACTATATCTTCACTTTTTAAAGTGTTCGGTTTTCGTGGGAATATTATTCTTTCGTCAATTCCTAGTCGTTACACCTGCTATATCAGTTTAATTATATAGATTGGCTCGGTATTGTCCATCTCTGGAGTTTCACCGAATTTACCGAATTTATTGTAGGCTAAAAGCTAACCAACACGAGTATAGGTTTGTACTGTATTATTAGGTACAGCCATAGTAATCTCCTATTCGTTAAAGTACATCTCCTTCAGCACACTTTGTGCATCTTTGATATGTCCAGATTTTTTTAAGCGTGTCATTCTCTTATCAACATTCTGTTTCTTATCAGAATCTTCTCTAATATTTGAAGCATTAGATGAGACAACTCTAGGAGCTTTGTTTACTTTATTGCCAGACAGTTTTGTTTTTTTCAGTTGATTATATCTGTAAGCATCAGCTAACAATAAAACTGCTCGATGATCTACCATCATAGCAATTTCTTGGTCAGTATAACCACTTTCTTTTGCAAAACTAGAAAGTCTTTTAGTAAATTCTGCACTCTTATTTTTGTCTGCATAAACTGGTAATTTTTCAGCCAAGATTTTTCGTTCTTTTGCAATGTACTCGTTATACACTTTCTCTTGCTCAGATCGTTGCTCTTGTTGAATACGCATTTGTTCTTGCTGTGCAAGATTTAATGCTTCTTTTTTCTTATCTGACTCTGCTTTTAATTTTACATATTCAGCAGGATCAGTTTGATAAAGATTATCCCAGTCAATGTTTTGTTCTTGTTGCTGCAAATTTTGAGTTAAAACTTGTAATTGTTCAGCATATTGATTGCGAGAACTTTTGACTGCTTCAAACTCTTTCTTTAAGTTATCCTGTAAGGACTCAACTTCTTTTCGTTGATTACTTAAATCCATTGTTTTTTTGGTATAGTCTGATTCCCTAGAGTAACCTTTCATCAGCTCATTGAGATTAACTTTTTGATTGATACCATTAACAGTAACATCATAAAGTGTCTCTTCACTTTCAGAAATGGCTTCTTCGTTATCTACTATTTCTTCATTAACATCTACATCTTCCATTAAGGGATCATCGTTGTCTTTTGCAAGATCGACTTCTCCTTCTTTCTCTGATTTAGTTGCTTCAAGCTCTTCGTTCCTTGCAGTCTCTTCGTTTTGTAATAGGGTAGCGAATGCTTGTGTTGTTTCTTCAGTTTTATAGGTTGGTTGCGAAACAACAGACTCCTCTTGAGGTGTATCTGCCATTATAACTCCTTTTATTGATTAATCTGCTTGGATGCTAGTTTGCCTGTTTCCATTACAGATTGCAGTTGCACATGAAGGACATTTAACATTTTTTTCATCATGTAAATTTTCTCTCTTCCTTCTGTGTCTCTTATCGGAGAGTTAATCCATTCTAGGTCTAACTCTTGCGAAACTTTTTGTAAGGCTTCCAAAAATATAGGATCTTCTAATATTCGTTTTGCCTGTTGTCCTCTTTGTATTTCTTTTTCTTTATCCATTTTTAAAAAAATCTAAAATATTTATTACCACCACTAAATCCTGTATCTGTGTGTGGATTTGGTACTCCACCACCTGCTTGATGTGTTCCTTGTCCTTCATTATTTGTATAACTAACAGCAGGAGGAGAACTTATTACATTATCATTAACAACTACTGTACCTTGATTATTTGATGTACCACCTCTGCCTGTTCCATAATCTACTCCACCTTGAGTTTGTTGTGATTCTGGTGGTAATGGTGTTCCAGATACAAATGAATAACCTGTATTGCCTTGATTATCATTAAATACTTGCTGATAAGTGTCTCCAAATACATCTGTTACAGGTTGTCCTTGAACATTTTGAGGTAACATACTTTCTATGCCACCAACATTTGTGTTTACATTTTTATTAGCAATGTCAAAAATAGGATTTTTATTATCATCAAAATTACCTGTGAAATAACCTCTTTTCATTAATTCACTTTTAATAAATTGTTCTCTTAGTGCTGAATCATTTAAACCTAATACACCAAGTCCTAAAGACAACATATTAGGAGGAGTGCCTTTAAAAGTTACTTCACTTCCTTTGCTCGGTAAATAACCTAAAAGACTATTACCAAGATAACCACTTGTTAAATAATCAAGTAATTCTTCATCAGATAAATCTTTCATTGCATCAATAGAATAATATGGTCTTTCTTCTACATTATTATCATCTCGTTGTTCATCATAAGCTGATTGACCAAATTGTTCTATTGGTTGGCATACACCATCAACTAACATATAACCTTCTGGACAAGGATCAACTGGTGCGTCTGTTGCAGAAAAATCTAATTGTGGATTTGGAAAATCTGCACTAGGATCTAATTCGCCTAAACCTTCTTGTACTGTTCGTAAATCATATAAAGGATTACGAAATTTACCTGCTTTATTAACATTAGGTTTAGTTTCAAGTTTACCACCAAGATAATCGTTAATTACTGATTGTGCTTCTGAGCCTTGCATGAAGGGTGTAAAAGTTGCCATTAATTCATTCCCTGTTGTAGAATTTTAGAAGCTAATTTTTCTTTTTCTAATTGTGATACAGTTTGCTCTTTCACAACTTGCGTGGCAAGTTTCTGTTCATCGAGGTTTAATTTTTGCATCTTAAATTCATTATCAGCTTCTAATTTTCTATTTTTAAAATCTGCATCTGCCATAGCCTTCTGTTTTCTCATTTCGATATCTTGTGCTGCTAATTGCAATGCAGGATCTTGTTTCTCTTCTTGTTGTGGTGGTTGAGGTGGTTGCTGTGAAGGATCATTAAAGAATTGCGTTGCATCTTTATAACCACTATTTTGCAAATATGCTTCTATCGTATTATAGATAGTTTGTGGTGTAACCATTCCCATTCCACCTTGTTGCTGTATCATTTTTTCTTGAACATTTAATACTTGTTGTAATACTTCTAGTCGTTGATCTTGATTTCCTGTTCCTAGTCCAACTTGTGTTGTGCAATCATAATGCGAAGTCCATTGACGAGGATTCATTGGAATAAACTCTCCTCGTAATTTAACTATTCTTTCTTGATCTTGGTACTCGCATATTACTGCAAGGATGTTTTCAAAAATATCTTTTACTCCATCAGCAAAAGATCTTGCAATAAGTTCTATTCTTTGCGTAGAACTTTGCATCATAGATCGTGTAGATTCTGCTGTGGTATGTGATTTGTTAATTGTATCTGGATTTAAACCCATTAATTGATTTGGAACTCCAGATCTTTTCTCTTTTAACTGGTCAATCTTTTGCAGCATAGCCAAACCATCATTTAAAAAGTTTGGAGTCTGTAAAGGTGTAACAGCATTAGGCGATTTAACTCGTACAATGCCACCTGCTCTTGCAGTTAATAAATCATCTAAGTTTGCTTGACCATCGACAACTATTGTTCTGCCATTTCCAAGAGTATACATGCAATCAAGAGTATTTCTCATGATTGTTGTACTCATCATCTGCACATCTGCCAATAAATCGTACATGGATAAACCAAAAAACCTAAAAGGCATCGGAATAGCTACACACATAGCAAAAGGCATCTTGTTGATGACTTCATTTTCTAAAATAATGTAATTATTATAGCCACTTCCTCCAACAATTATTTTTCTAAGCTCTCCAATGCCATCGCCATCCATATCAACCTTCATATAGCACTCAGTTATTTGTACTACTCGCTGTGAAGGATCAATATTCGAGATTTCAATGTCCATTGATGGATCATCATAGCTTCTTCTTACTGTTGCTTCAGTATTAAAGACATCTTGCTCACTACTAGGCAAGTTTTCGACATCTTTTTTGTTAAAACCCATGTCTATTAGCTCAGAAACAGTTTTTGTTACTCTGTGAGCTATAAAATTACAGTCTTTTAAGTTTTTTGCTCTTGGAGACACCAAAATTTCTTCTGGTGGCACAGGATCTATCTGGCATCTGCCATATTCTTTAACTCTTTTAACCTCACAATTATAAAAAAGACCTTCATCTTCTTCAATTTCTTCTACTTCAACAATTTCAACCTCTTCATCAATGAGTAATGCTTGATATTGTGTCTCGTCTAAGTGTTCATAGTGTTCTTTTTTCTGATCTTTTGATGTTTTCCAATAAATTTTACAAAAACCATTCTTCTGAAGTAGTGCAGTCTTAAACATAGAGTGCAAAATCTCGAAACCATTGTTATCACGATTAAATATAAAATTGCAATAGTCAGTAATTTGGTCAGCATAAGGTACATCTTCAGCTTGTTGTGGCTCAAAGTTTACCATCTTGTCAGATTGCGTAAACATACGCATTAAACTTGGCAATATTGACTCTACAACCTCTAATATATCTTGTGATACAACTGAGCTTCTGCCTTCTGTCTCGTTACCTAAAGGCTCTCCTAAATAATATTTAAGTGCTTCTTTGCGTTGCGTTGATAAATCACTATCATAAAATCCAAGAGAGCTTGAGATCTCTTGTGAGATTAATGCGAGTAATTTTGATTTTGATAATTTTGCCATTCGTTAAATAATTCCTGCGTTGTTATATTTTAATTTTGTTGTCCATTCGCTTGACTGATTGTTTCCTACTGCAAAATAGCGAAAAGCATCAGAAGCATGAGAAGTCCAGTCGTGAACTGTTTTATTTTTTAATTCTCCTCGTTCATTACTTGCCCATCTGTATTGACGAAGAGCATCTAAACCATGTTTTGTTTTTTCATGGTCAAACCAACATCTTGATAAAACCATCCTCACAGCATTAATGCCATCTTCGACAGAGAGCTTTGGAACAATAGATGTTCTCATCCCTAAAGACTGTGCAGTCTCTACTCGTGATACACCAGTTCCAAGTTCTCTGACATTTGCATCATGTGGGAGGTAATGCGTATCGTATATATATTTCTTCTCATCAAGAACAGTTGTGTAGTATTCTAAACTCTCTCCACTATCCTCGTAGTAATCTATAATATGGAATGCACTTCCTTTTTGTTGCACAAACCAAATAGCAGTTTTATCTGCCATTCCAAGATCCCAGTATGTATTGACTTTGATACCAGTCTCATAAGGAACTTTTGTAATTCTTTTTTCTTCTTCTGCTTTATTTAATCCTTTTGCATAGATTGAGCCTATGGCTGCACTATCAAAAGAGCATTCAAATTCTGCTTCATATACTTCTTCTGGCATTAAGGCTTTTGCTTCATTAAGTTCTAGCTCGGAGATAATGCCTGTCTCACTTGCTTTAAAT